AGCAGTTTAAATTAAAGCAGCTGAAGATTGAGGTCATTAAGACCAAGCTCTATCAGCTTAAAGTTTGTGATGAGTGCTGGGATCCTGACCAACCCCAGTTACAGTTGGGTATGTACCCGGTCAATGATCCCCAGGCTGTGTACCAGCCCCGCCCAGATACAACTTATGTATCTGCTGGTTTAAATGGGCTTCAGTTGACAGCTACAGGAAATGGCGGCAATCCTACGGGTGGTTCGCGAGATATTCAGTGGGGCTGGTATCCAGTGGGTGGAGCTAGTGGATTTGATGCGTCTTTAACGCCAAACTACTTGGTGGGAACGACAAATGTTGGTACAGTTACGGTATCGGTTACTTAGGAGTAAATGATGGAAAAATCTGATTTGGCCCAAGACAAAGCTATGATCAAAAAAGCGTTTAAGCAGCACGATGCTCAAGAGCATAAAGGCGGCAAAGGCACTACTTTGAAGCTGGCTAAAGGCGGCAAAACCAATATGCAAATGCGCACCCTGGGTCGTGGCATGGCTAAGGTTATGAACCAACGCAAATCTTCGCGAGGTTAATATGGCTACATTTAGCAAAAAAATGATGGGCAAAGAAGTTGGCAGTGCGTCAACTTACGCTCAACCGCATACCATGTCTGGTAAGGCTATGGCTTTGCAAGGAAGCGATACAACGCCTCCAAACATGAGCAATCCTGACACTTTGAACATGAGTGTAAATAGCTTTAGCAATAAGCGTGGCGCTCCTGTAAAAACCACTGGCATCAAAATGCGCGGTGCTGGTGCGGCCACTAAAGGCATTATGTCGCGAGGCCCGATGGCATGAACTACGCCCAGCTTGTAGTTGCGATCTCTGATTACACAGAGAACACCTTTCAAACGGTGGATGTAAACCTGTTTATTACACAGGCAGAGCAGCGCATCTACAACACAATTCAGTTTCCATCGTTGCGTAAAAACGTGACGGGGTCACTTACCTCCGGCAATAAGTACCTATCTTGCCCCGATGATTTTCTGGCAACTTACTCATTGGCTATTTACCCAGCTGCGGGTGGTGATTACTTGTATTTGCTAAACAAAGACGTTAACTTTATCCGTGAGGGTTATCCCAACCCGTCTGATACTGGTAAACCTAAGTATTACGCTTTGTTTGGCCCAGCTGTTACAAGTAGCGTTATAACAAATGAATTGTCATTTATTGTTGGGCCTACGCCTGATGCGTCTTATTCTGCTGAATTGCACTATTACTACTATCCAGAGTCAATCACTGCTGCCGGCTCTACTTGGCTAGGCGATAACTTTGATACTGTTCTTTTGTACGGTTCATTGGTAGAAGCTTATACCTACATGAAAGGTGAGCCAGATATGGTTGCTTTGTACAATGAAAAATATGTGCAAGCAGTAGCTTTGGCTAAACGCCTGGGTGATGGTCTTGAAAGGCAAGATGCTTATCGTAGTGGTCAACTTAGAGTTAATGTAAGCTAATGACTATTGTCCAAACCCAAACCACCAGCTTTAAAAAAGAGCTGTATCAAGGCATCCATGATCTGTCTACGGACACGATAAAAGTTGCTTTGTATACAGGCTCGGCTAATTTAAATGCTGCAACTACGGTCTATAGCAGTACCAATCAGGTTGTGGCTACAGGTTATACGGCTGGTGGACAGGTAATGACTGGTGTAGCTATCAGTTCAGATGGATATACAGCCTACGTTAACTGGAGTAATGTGTCCTGGACATCAGCTTTGACTGCCCGCTGCGCATTGATTTACAACGCAAGCAAGGGTAATAAGTCTGTTGCAGTACTGGACTTTGGTTCAGATAAAACTTCAACAACTACGTTTACGATAACAATGCCAGCCAATACGTCAACTACGGCTCTTATTAGGAGTTCAAATTGACATGGCTACTTGGACTCCGATTAACACAACGAGTGTCACAACTTCGTATGACTTTGCCGCATTTGCAAACCTTGCTTTTGCAGAAGGAGCTTTTGCCGATGGTGTTGTCTATGATTCGTGGGATCTTATTAACACAGCGCAGTCATCTAATTGGGGTGTAATAACAACTGAGGTAACAAGTACCGGCTATGATTTTGCTCCGTTTGCAAATCTTGCTTATGCAGAAGGTGCTTTTGCTGATGGGGTTGTGTACGATTCGTGGACTTTGATTTCCACAAACTAACTGGAACTATTATGGCAATTACACTTGCGGATAGAGTAAGAGAAACAACCACAACAACTGGCACAGGTGCTATTGCTTTGGGTGGTTCTGTATCAGGTTTTGTTACGTTTTCTTCTGTTTTGGCTAATGGTAATACTACGTTCTACGCAATGATTGGTAGTAACCAGTGGGAAGTTGGTATTGGAACGTATGTATCTTCGTCTAATACCCTTCAACGCACTACAGTTTTAGCATCATCAAATGGCGGATCATTAGTAAGCTTTACGTCTGGCACAAAGAATGTAATCCTTACCCAACCAGCAGAACGTGCGGTTTATGTTGATGGCACCAATATAGCGGCAACAAATGGCGCTACTGTGCCTAATTCCTTACTTGCAAATAGTACCATCACGATTAATGGTGTAACTATTGCACTAGGTGGTAGTTCTTCAGTTGTTCCAGCACCCAATCCATTAGTTAACTACACGTTAACATCTCCCACAATAACTGGTGGAACTTTAACAGACAACATATCACAGGGTACTGTTGTAACGGCTAACTCGGCATTTGATGCGTTGCGCGTTACACAAGAGGGCTCTGGAAATTCGTTTGTAGTTGAAGATGCGACCAATCCTGATGGGTCACCATTTGTTATTACCGCCAATGGCAGTGTTGTTGTTGGTTATACAAGCACCATTAATGCAGGCGGAGCGGTTAACCCCAAGCTGGAAGTTCTTGGAACAACATCCTCATTAAGCACAATTGCGTCAGGCATTTACAGTGCAGACACTACGCCAGCAAGCTATTACCTGCTTAAATCTAGAGGCGTAACACTTGGAACTAACACGATTGTTCAGTCCGGGGATCAAATTGGTCAGGTCGTGTTTTCTGGCGCTGACGGCACTACGTTTATTCCTGCCGCGTCTATTGTTGCAGAGGTTGATACAACCCCCGGCACTTCCGATATGCCTGGTCGTTTGCTGCTTAAAACAACCGCAGATGGCGCATCTACACCGACAACGGCTGTAACTATTGATAACGCTCAGCGTGTTGGTATTGGTGCTGCCCCTGTTGCAGGAAAAGGCACATTTCAAGTTGGAACCATAGGCTACACAGATACAGGTGTAATTGCTGGTTTTGTCTCTAATGTTGCGGGTTATAACCAACTTATTTTGCAAAATACAAATGCAGGAACAACAGCCTCAGCCAACCTTAACATATCTAACGACTCCGCAACGTCTACTACAAATTTTGGTGAATTTGGTGTAAATTCGTCTGCGTTTAGCGGGACTGGGTCGTTTAGCCAACCTAATTACGTTTATCTGGCGTCTGCTTCAACAGATTTGGCTATTGGTACATACGGATCAAACAACATCCGGTTTGTAGTGAACAGTGGCGCTACCGACGCTGCTATTTTTGACACTTCGGGTAGGCTGGGTATTGGCGTTTCGCCATCTGCTTTTCTTACGCTCAAAGCCGGTACAGCTACCGCTGGAACAGCCCCATTAAAATTTACGTCCGGGACAAACCTTACAACAGCAGAGGCTGGGGTACTTGAGTACGACGGTACAGTGTTTTACGCTGATGTTGCTGCGTCTACCCGTGCCACAATTGTTGCCCAACAAGCGGTAGTCCTTAATACTGCGTATACGCTGACATCCCAAACGCCAGCGCAAAAGATATTTAACAACACATTTAGCGGGGCAGTTACGCTACCTGTTGGTACATACTTCTTTGAGTGCTTTTACAGTTTGTCTTCCATGAGCGCAACTTCCGGCTCGTTTGGTTTTGCGCTTGTTGCCGGAACAGCTACGTTTACACAACAGTGGCGGTCTGAGGCGCAAAAAGGCACGGCAACTTTAACAACAGCTACAGCAACACAAACAACGTATAGCACAGCAGCCAACACCACAATAGCAACTGCATCTGTCAACACCGTTGGTTGGGCGTACATTTCTGGCGTTATTAACGTGACTGTGGCTGGAACAATTATCCCATCAGTATCGTTGGGCGTTGCTGCCGCAGCAGTGGTTGGTGTTGGCTCCTATTTTAAAGTCAATGCAGTTAACTCATCAAATAGCACTACTAACGCTACTGTTGGTAATTGGTCATAAAGGGTAAAAAATGTCAGTCATTTATACAACCAATTTGGCGCTTGCCCAGCCGATAACTGGAACAGAGTCCGGCACATGGGGTGATGATGTAAACAATGGCGTTACATCTTATTTAGACATTGCAATTGCTGGCGGCTTGGCTATTACGGTTACGACGGCAGACGTTACCTTGACAAATACGCAAGGAACAAGCTCTGGAACAAACATTGGATCTACAACGGCTCAATACGCAATTCTTAATATTAGTGGCGCAATGACCGGGGCGCGCAATTTAATTGTTCCCAGTAGCAGTAAATCATACATTATTAACAATACCACAACTGGGGGCTACGCGCTAACAATCAAAGGCGTAGCCACTACAGGCGTTAGTCTAGTTAACAATGAAAAATGCATAGTTGCTTGGAACGGGACTGATTACGTTAAGATTGCTTCTACAGTTATTACCGCGCTTGGCACACCTACATCTGGGACTT